CTCAGCAAGATTTCCAACGACCTCTTCAAGTTGTTCAGTAAGAACGTTTCTATAAGACTCATCTAGCTGTGCAGCAAGATCATTAATCTTAGTGTTTACTGCTGCTTCAAAAACAGTCCCTGCACGAGACATGAAGTCTTCTGATAGATCTTGACCGTCAAACATGACTCCAAGATGTTCCGCAACTTCTTCTGCACCCATCTGGGGTACAAAGACGGTGCCAGGCTCATAAGCAAGAGCCTTTGCTGCAACAGATGCCTGGTTTGCCTGTGCTACTCCATCGGGAATGACGCTTGCGTCAGCAGTCATATCACCTCTACCGGACGCATCATGAGAACCTCGACCCGAGGTGTCATAATCTTCCGATCCAGTATTTTGAGAAGCATTGCCTGCGTCAGCAGCCATTTCTTCTTCTTCCTCGTATCGTGTATCTTCCATTTAAAAGCTCCTTTAGCCTATTCTTGGTATTTATATAAGTTTAAAGTCTAGAGAGGAAATCTTTAAATGCATTCAGGGAGGCTTCCTCTAAGTTCCTTCGAGATGCTTGTTTAATCTGCTTTTCGTACTGCGCAATCTGTTGCTCGCGGAGTAAACCATTGTCCCAAACCCACTCCTTACCTTCAAGGATACCATTAACAAAAGCATCAGGAGCAGAGGGGTCTGCTACAATATCAACCGCAGAGAGAATAAAGTCATTCTGGACTTCATTGACCCCACTTCTGTTCTTTTTGAGTGATCCCATTCCACGAGAAGACACGCCTAGTTTGGCTCCTTCGTCGATGAGACTCTTAACGATTTTACCCATAGGAGTATCAAGAACCTTTGCCTTACCGACGAAGTTGTTTCCATCAGTATTGAGTTCCTTGATAATATGGGAAACCTTGTCTAAATTTACGGTAGGACCAGATGGGTGATTAAGTTCACCCATTGCACGATTCTGTTGGACATATTCACTCCGATACTTATCCACTGCTGGATTGATGTTTTGTGTAGGATAAACTCTACCGTTTCGGTTCTTCTGCTCGGCTTGCATAAAGACACCTTCGATATAATAATGCTTGGTGTCACCCTTTTTCTCTACGAGGCATTCAACGTCCTCTACCATTTCTGTTATTAGCTTCATGTCTTTATGCCTTTCTTTTATTAGTGATCGTCGTGGTGACCTTCGGAAAGAATGATCAAGTCATCAACAGAGACACCCTCTTCGATTCCATGTTCAAACTGAACATCATACCAGGCAACGTTTCCATTTTCGTCTGGGGTAGCGTGCTGTCCGAAGATTGGTGTTCCCACCATTTCTTCTAACTTTGTTCCTTTTTTACCCTTTACTTTGTTGGCACACTTGTGTGTCTTCTTTTCTTTATCCATTTCCTCACCGAACATTTCGGGGGCTACTTCTTTGTACTGTTCTCTGATAGCAACAGAGAGAATATCATTGAGATATCCTTCGGTTGCTTTCTTTGCATCAATTAGATTTTCATCTAAGATGTGTCTGATTATGTCTAGGCTCTGGTTCATTGGGTATACCTTCCTTTAAATTTTGTACAAAATTCTATAGTATTATGGAAATTTGCTTGTGATTCAACTAATCTGTTAATTAGACGAGCTTGGTTTATTTCGTTAAGATTATCAAAAACTGAAAGAACTTTTCTGCTATATTCTGGTTTTAATACACTTTCAGATCCATCAGCTAGACCAACAACAATATTATTATTTTGCTTATCACATTCTTTTAACACAGCAATAACTTCATAATTTGGTCTCTTAATATTTAGATTTTCTTCGTTCTCAAAGACCCCACTAAGGGTATCAAAAACTATATTTTTCTTTTTATAGTCTATCTTTTCTTTCAGAATAGCTGACAAATTTTCTTTAAAATTACCTTCTTCTTCATTCAAAAAATTGTGTAGTAGTAATAGCGTATTCATCCTTGAAGTCCTTGTTGTTCTTCTCCTGATATAATTTGACCAGAAGCCATTTCTTTATCTATCTGACTTTGCATTAGAAGTATTTCTTCATCGCTCATGCGCAGAATATTTCTCTTGACATATTCCTGTGAAAAATACTGTCCAATAAGTGGCTGAATTTGTCCTAACATCTGTAGTCTATTTGTGAGAATTTCATTTTCTTTAAGTTCTGTGAAATATGAGTCCCTATTAAAGATCATTTCTATATCAGGACTAATTTCATTCCAGTCATCTTCGGTCAAGATTCCTTTTAGAATACATTGTGCTCTGAGTGCATGTAAGAAGATATGTGAAAATCTAGTTCTGAGTCTTTCAATGTACTTATTGAAGTTAACTTCGTCTCTGGTAATCTCCGCAGACCTACCCATATTAAAGCCATTATCAGCCTGCATTCTAGTGATGGGAACATTGAGCGCGGTATATACCTTCTTGAGTAAGTATTCGACATCTTCCATCTGACCAAGGTTCTGTCCACCCGGAAGGGTGCTGATTTCAGTTCCTCTACCACCTTCTCGGCGTGGGAGATAATAATCTTCAAGCATTGACATATGGTCTCTGCTATCGTTAACCTGACCACTACCCTGATCATACACCATCTTGGTTCGATATCTCTGCATTACTTCACGCAGATATTGTTCGGCTTTTTGTTTCGGTAGGTTACCAACATCAATGTAAAAAACTCTTCGTTCGGGTGCTCTAGAAACACGATAAACAACCACAGCGTCTTCGATCTGCCTGAGCATGTTTACTGGACGAATTGCTTTCTGTAGATATCCAACAACTCTCTTCGAGTTAGCATCAACTAGACCCGAATTTGCGTAGGCAATTGAGTCCTTTGTAATGTTGATTCCGCCATTTGACGTAGGATAAATTGAATCTTTATCTGTGTTGGTATAAACATAATATTCCTCTACACCTTCGACCAAAGACAGTGATTTAGATCCATCGTTTTTACTTCTATTTACTTTTCTTACCCGCTTAATTTTAGTTGGGTCAATAGGTCTAAGTTCAACAATCCCTTTCATAGGATCTTTCTCATCGATCACCATTTGATAAAATAACTTAGAATCAACATACCACCTTCGAAAGATTTCATATGCTTTTTTATGAAAATCCATGAGACGAAGAACTTGATTAAATTCATTCTGAATTTTTATTTTGATAGAATCTGATAGTTTAACTTTTCCTAGACCAACCTTGACAGGCTTTCTATCTGTCCCCATGACAATAGCTTCATTACAGATGTCTTCAATTGCATTGTCAACTTCAGGAAAAAGAGCTAGGCCTCGATACTGTGCGATTAATGCGTTTTCATCTCGCACTGCACCAGTAAAGTCAACATAGGTTCCCAGAATTCCTCCTGTTTCAAATTGATATGATCCATCGTATTCATCAGGAGTAATAGCTGATCTGGCTTGCACACCGGGGAGTTCTGTTGCAACTCCTTCTGTATCCTTTAACGATCTTCCAATTGTAAACCCTAGTAAGTTAATTGCCATTTTTTCTCCATACTATAATTAGTTGACATCTTTCACTGTATGATATGAATATTCAACCGTAACTGTGAATTCTACTAAGGTATCTATGGAGTTTGCATCCATGGAAATTGGACCGACAATTGTTGGCCAACAATCATTTAGCTCAACTTCTTTGAGAACTGTATTACCGTTAGCACCTATTTGTTTTATTTTCCAGTCTGTGGTAAAATCATTCCAATCTTGATTGTTTATGTTTGTTTTGTGATCATTGATTGTATTACTCCAATCATTGAACTTGGTCCATAAAGAATCCTTACCACCTTGATCTAAAACTCTGAATGTCCATGGGAAATATATTCTGTCACCAGGCCATTTTAAAATTCTTCCTCTATAAGGTATTCTAATTGGGTTGATCTGACTCGGTGGTAAACTTACTGCACGAATAAAAAATCTATTTAAACTGTCGTCAATCCCTGTACCCGGAAATTTCATCTCGACATCATAGCGGTGGGTTCTATTTCCCCCGTTAAATTCATTAATGAAATTGTCAAGATTATTTGCCATTAATATGAACTCCCACCAGAAGAACTAGAAGATCTATTTGTCGTCGGACTACTTGTCGAAGTACTGGAAGAAGATCCTGACGTAGTTGGCAAACCCTGAGTTGTTTGTATACCAGACGAAGTTTGAAATCTCAAACTTACGTCCTGAATACTTAGACGAAATTGTAGTGTTGCATCGCAAATTAGTCTATTTTCAGCAATAATATTTTCCGGGTTATTTGTTGCATCACAAATAACCGAAAATCCTGTTAATGCACCAGCAGCAACCATTCTTCTCAGGATAGAGTCTATTGCTGATGTAAGGCCGGATCTATTTGTAGCATCATTTATTCTGAACATATAATCTCTAATAATGTTGGAAATTGATCGGCTAATTTGAAGATATGTTGAAGATACATTAACATAATTAAATATCTTTTGATTAACATCTTGGTTTCCGATTCTATCACCAAACAAAACTGA